TAGTTGGTTTTTTATTGTCAGCTGTCTCTGGCTTGCCCTTTTTCTCAGCGCCGTGGCCAGGTTGTGACTTCATTGATTTTGAAGCCTTTCCACCAGGAACATTTACGTTACCTGCTGAATCTTCTTTAGCGTTATCTGCTGAGCCACCTTTTTCATCTGCACCTTGTGCAATGTTGCCTGCATCACCGCCCATATCGTTAGCACTTGCAACTACTGACTTAGTGTTTGCACCATTGTCACCCATAGTAGCACTTACTTTTTCAACATACTCGCGCATTTGCTCGCCTGCTGTCTGTGGTTCTTTTGACTCTTCAACTTCATCGTCAGCTGCTTCTTCAACTTCTTCGTCAGTTGCTTCTTCAACTTCATCGTCAGCTGCTTCTTCAACTTCTTCGTCAGTTGCTTCATATGCAAATGCTTCTTCTTCTGGTTCCTCGTCGTCCATATCGTCGCCTTCGTCACCAGCCATCATTTTTTCAAATTCTGCTTTTAGATCTTCTAGCGCATCTTCTAGGTCTTCAACACGATCTTCAACATCGCCTTCTTCACCTTCGTCTTCATCGCCTTCTTCGTCGTCCATACTCATACCTAAGTCGTTAGCTAAGTCGCCTGTCTGGTCCATTGGGCCCATATCGTCGTCTGCTTCGACTTCAAACTCGTCTAGGTCAAAGTTTTCTTCAACTTCTTCATCAGTTGTTTCATCTACTTCTTCGTCTGTAGCTTCTTCAACTTCTTCATCAGTTGTTTCTTCAACTTCTTCATCAGTTGTTTCTTCAACATCTGTTTCGTCTTCTAGTAAACCTTCGTAAATATCTCTTGATTTTTCTACCACAATCTCGTGGAATAACTCTTGTGCTGCCTCTTTGTCTTCGTTGACAAGAAGTTCTAGCATCTTTTCAAATTTGCTTGTGTCTGACATTTTTAAACTCCTATAAATGTTATGTTACACACAGATACCATAGATACGGCTCCTGTGTGGGGCTGTCATTATATATTTACTTAATAATCGAAAAAGTACGTGTAAATAGGCTCAAAATGAGCCATTTGGCAGGGAATTTAAGAAATTTTTTGGATTTCTTTAAATTCTTCAATAGTAATGTGTTCTAAATTAGGAATTTTTTTAAACTCTTTAGGAATAAAGGTCTCCTTGCCTAACACTCTTATATATCTCTTTTTATCAAATTTTTGGCAAGTAATACAGGTTTGTTTTAACCAATTTCCAAAATAAGTTGCTTTGTCTGAACTTTTCTTATAATTAGGAGTATCTGCATATATGTTGTTTACATTTTGTCCAATACCTTGGTAATCAAATCCTAAAATATAAATTTCATCATTATCGTGACCACTTGCTAACCATAGAGCAGTAGGACCCGAGCTCCATCCTTTTGAAGGATTGAAAAAATTAAAATCAGTAAATTTGTTGTATGCTTTATTTGGATTTGTCCAAACTGAATGTGTATGTTGATATCCTGCTTTGTTTATTTCAAGGATCATCTTGACATCAACTGCAACAAGATAATCTGGATCAAACTCTCTATAAAGAGCATTACATCCGTATATTTTACCTTGTGATTTTAATTGTGATAGGTCTAAATCTAAACGACTTGTGCCGTTGCCGACCACAAACGCTTGTTTTTTCAAAAATTAAACTCCGGCTGCTTCTGCGTTTGCTGCGATTCCATACATTTGTTTTATGAATTCTAGCTCTTTTTTCTTTTCTTCAATATGTAGTTCAGAAGCTTTACGGATTCTGTTGATTTGGCTAAGAGTGAGTCTTGTTTTTCTTGTGTCTGTTTTTTCAAGAGGTGACTGATCGTATTCAGGTTCGAAGCGTTTATCTTCTACTGACTGAACTGTTTCCGGATCGTGATAAAATAATTCTCTTAATATCATAATGTATTTATATAGTTTGCTCAGTTCCTGCTGCTGGAGTTCCTAAGTCTTGTCCTGTTGCTGTTTCTGGACCTTCTCCTGTGCCACCATCTTCGCTAGGTACATCAGCAGGTGCTTCGTCTTCTATATTTCCTAAGTCGCCGGATATCCCTGCAGAACTTATACCTGCATCTCTCATTTCTGCACTTGCATCTCCTGGTAGTGGATCAAGATTTTCAGCGTTTTCTTCTTGCCACAAACGTTCATTCTCAGCAAGCTCTTCGTCTGTCATTCCTAAAAATCTTTTGAGTGCAAAACGATTTGAAATATATGGAATTTGTGCCATTTGTGTATAAGTAGGCACACGAGCGTTATCAATCTCTGATTGACGATATGCAGCAAAGTTTTGTGGTGGTTGAAATTTTAAATCAAACATTGACACATCAACGTTGATTCCTTTTTCTAGTAGGTATCGTTTAAATTCTTGATCAAATTCTTCAATTACTAAGTTTTGCAAACGTTCACAGTAGGTATTAAAGCGTAACTCCTGGATATATGCTGTGCCCACACGTCCATCATTGTATTGTGCAGCTGAATCATCTGCTCCAGTTGGTAAGTACGAACTTGGGATACGTAAGCCGCGTACCAACTTATTAGTAAAGTATCTAAGGTCATCAATTTCTCCTAGGTTAGTGCCACCTGGAAGCGTTTCAACTTTAGAGCCCCTACCTTCTGCGGTCTGCGGGAAGAAGTAGTCTTCGTTGATTGATAGAGGATTGTATGATGAGTCTATGACATTCTGACCGCCCCCTGTTGACGATGGGATCCTTCTTTGATGGATTTCCGTCTTAACACGTTCTACAAATTGCATTGCCAAGTGACTTGGCATATTGCCCACATCAACGTAGAATACTCTGCGCTCCGGCGCACGTTGGACACGATAGATAATAATCGCATCTTCAAGCAGTTCTTTCTGCTTGTATACTTTAAAGATAGTTTCTAATAGACTGTTCCCAAATGGATAGTTATTGTCAAGACCTTCTGACAAACTCAAATGTACAACGTGTTTTGCATCTACTGTAAATTCTGAATCATCTGTTGTAAATCTTGATCCGCTCATACTTGCTTGCGGTTGTCCTACCATTCCACGAGCACCACCTGTTGGTTCATACTGTGAGCCTCCGCCGCCCGTGATGTTTCCGTTTGTTTGATAAGGTGTTGTAGCAATACCATCTTTGAAATTAAAGTTTATATTTTTTACAACATACTGTTCAGGAATCTTTCCTTCTGATTCATTTACAATAATACGTGTTACGTTTGCAGGATCTACGTGAAACCAACGTTTTGTTTCAGGATCACGTAAAAAAAACTGATCACCAAATTTAAAAACGTTTCTTAATATACGAAATATTTTTGTTTCAAAATTTTGTAGCTTATTCCATTGCTGCAAGTATTGTTGAATGATAGTTGTTTCAGAATTGGTAGCTTTTGTTTTGAAATTAATAATAAAAGGTGTATTGTTTGATTTATTTTTTTGTGTACAAAATTCAGCAAGGATATCTAATGCAGCATTTACTTCTGAATCTAAGTCCATAGTATTATATTGACCATAACGTTCAACACGGTTAGGAGATCCTACATAGACATCAGGAAGATATGAAGAATAGTTTGAACGTGCAGGTCCGGCCATATTGCCGCCGCTTCTAGCATTAGTAAATGGAGAATAGGAACCACTAGGATTATTTCCTGTAGCTACTGGTGTAAAATATTTTTTCCAACTCATATCATATCTCCATTACACAGGTCTAGCACTTATTCGACCAGCAGCAATATTAGTGCCTGTGTTATATTTTGTATTCTTTTCAATCTGTTCGTCAAAGTCTCTTACTTCAGTCATTACAGCAAGTAGTTCTGTCATAATACTATTTAACTGTTGTGTACCTTGCGCACTACCTTGACTGGCTGTGCTAATTTGTCCTAGAACATCTGCTGCTGCAACACCAGTTCCTCCGCCGAACATACCTGTGTTATCTTCGGCTAATGTTTCATTTAGTCTACCTAGAACATCTACCAATTGTTCCATAGCTAAAGTATAACTTCTAACTCCGTCTACGTCAAGTCCATTTTTAAGTATGTCTAAGTTGTTTTGTAAATCAGGCAATGCTGCAAATGAAGCTATTGCATTTTCGGCTGATGCAATTGCTTCTCCGCCTTCAACAGCAGGTGTTACATCAGGTGGCTCAGGCGCAGAAGCTGTTGATTCTCCACCGCCACCAAATAAAGATTTGCCTTCACCTCCTAACCAAGTTGGAAGATAAGCTTTAAAGTTTGGCATTTTAAAATCAAAACTGAAAAATCCTTTTACAGCATCTATTATTCCTTGGAACATACTGCTAATACTAGGTATTTGGAAGTTGTCTAAACTAAAGAAGCTTGTTACACTTTCCCAAGCACTTGACATCAAACTTGTAATGCTGAACGATGTTCCTCCTTCTTCTCCTCCGCCACCAAAACTAAAGAATCCTGTAACAGTATCCCAAGCATCACTTGCTAGTTGACTTATGCTAAAATTAATACCTTCAAAGCCAAACCAGCCTGTTACTGTATTCCAAGCGCCGATTGCCAAATCAGCTAACCCTGTAACAAGTCCTACCTGCAAACTAAACCAACCTTTTACTACTTCCCAGGCAGCAGTTCCAAGTGCCGAAATACTAAATGACGTTCCTTCGCCGCCATCACCTCCGCCAAAGCTAAACCATCCTGTAACTTTTTCCCAAGCACTTGTTATTAAGCCGCTTATGCCACCACCTAATGAACTGAATACATCTGCTCCCCAAGTAAAGAAACTTTTAAGTCCTTCCCAGGCGTCACTTAGTAAGTCTTTAAATGCTTGTATACCAAATATTGCTGTGATAGCCACAGCAATACCTGCAGGTATTGCAAGCACAGGTGCTAACATTGCTGCTGCAAGGCCAGCAAGTCCTCCTAGGAATAATGTCCCCCAAGGAATATCAAAGTCAAGTAATCCGCCAAGCACATTGCCTGCTATATCGCTCAACATAGTTGTAAGTTTAGGTGCTAGAGTTTCGAATGCAGATGAAATAGGACCTCCTTCGCCAAATAAATCACCAAATAAACCGTTTATTTTATCGCCTGCACTTATAGTTTTGTTTCCATCTTCGTCAAACACGTCTTTATCTGCCACACCGCCAAATAATGCTGTCGCAAAATTGAAATTTGTAAAGTTTGATACAAAATCACTTATAGCTGTAAAGAAATTACTAAGTCCTTCTTTAAATCCATCAGATTGTAATAGTGTTGTAAGTTTTTCAGCAAATGTTCCTACCAAGTCGCCTGCGTTTTCAAATATTCCGCTATCAAGAAATGCTTTTTGTATGCTTGCTCTAATTTCTTTAACTTTATCATCAAATGTTGTAAGCGTTGACGATATTTCATCTCGGCGAGCTTGTTCTGCCTGCGCCGCTTTAAAATCAGCTTTTCCTAATTTTGTTAGTTGTGTTGCACTATCAAGGATTGATGCAAGAGTAGGATTACTTGCTCTAAGATTTGCAATAAATGCTGCACGTTCAGCGCCTTCTAGCCCAGCAAATTTTTCCATATCTACCCCAGCCTTACTGAGTGCATTGATTATAACTTGTGGATCTGCTCCATCAGCTACAGCCATCATTGCATCTCTTATCTCTGGACCAGCTGCGGTTAAAACTGCAATACCTTCTTCGGTTTGAGGTATGCCGTCTGCAAGATCCATCAAACCAGCTGCAACATCTGCAGGTAGTGTATCTATCATTGCCATACTTGCTCTAAAGTTATTAGCTTCAACACTTCCTTCTTCAAATTGATTCATTAGAGCTCGGAAACCTGCATCCTGACTCTGTTTCATCATTGTGTTTTCTAATTCTTTTCTACTTTTGCCTGTAACTTTAGATAACAAATTAAGTTGCTCAAGATAATGCGCACTACCTGCTGCAATTTGAGCGTTATCCATTTTTTGGAGTCTGCCTAAGTTAGCTTGTAGTTCAGTATAGGACAGCATACCTTCGTTTATTTCTTCGATAGTAAAGCCCATATTTTTTAAGGACTCGAAATCGCCTGTCTTTTTAAGTTCTGCGTTCATTGCAGCGAATCTTGTGATGCCACCTGTGACAGTTCCGCTCAACAATCTTAAACTTTGACTATTTTGCCCAATAAGTGCGCTCATTTCTCCTAAATTTAGTTCAAGGTTAGCTGCTGTATCTCTTATCGTTTTGAGATTATTGTTAAATCCAGCACCTACGCTAGATAAATCTCTAAAAGTAGCAACAGTATTGTCCATATAGCTTGTTAGGATAGAAAATGCGCCGCCAACAATAGGAACGTGTTGTGCAAAGTCAGTAAGTGTGTCGCCTCCGTCTATAAATGTAGCAGCTAAATTTTTTGCACTAGCAAAAAGTCCGCCCATTGCTCCAAGTAA